TCCAGCGTCATGTCTGCGGCAGTGTCGATACCAAAGCGCATGCGCAACACCTTGGCCTCTCGTTTGGTCAGTGAGTCCAGTATCTCGGCCACCACCCGGTGCATCTCCTGCTTGGCTACAACTTCTTCCGGGTCAACAACCGGGTCACTCTCGTCGTACGTCATGCATGGCAACTCGGGCAGGTCTTCGTCATTCTTGAACCCGTGGTAGTAGTACGCCTGACGCAATTCGTAGCTGGCCGCGGTCAGTGTGCCGTAGGGGATGCGATCCCCTTTGCGTATCCTTCTCTCAACAGTCTCCATAACTCTCTCCGAATCCTGCTTCGCAGTCCAACGGTACGCCTTCGGCCCACGATGGGACAAAGCGCATGCACTCCATGACATACGCCATCGCCTCTTGGGCTTCTTCTTTTGGTGCCACACACGCCACGGCGTCATGTACAGTGAGAACAACACGGTATCGTTTGTTGATACGCAGTAGCTGTTCGCCAATGATGCAACGTGCCAAACCCTGACAAATGTTCTCTGTCAACTTGCCGCCGTACAGCTTGGTCACACCCTTGCGTGATTCATAAATGTACTGCTCTTTGCCCGCTTTGTCTTTGACTTTTTTGAGTCCGGGGTACCGCTGGTACATCCCGTTGGGCATCAAGATTCCTTCGCGGTCGATGCTGATAACACCGTTGCCCCACTTGGCTGCACGGCCACGTGCCATAGCGTCGATGGCCGCATTCCCCGCACTCCAAAGCGCGGGAATCCACGGGTACGTTTCCCGGTAAACCGAGATGATCCGCTGCGCTTCCTTGAGGTCGATCTCAACCCCGAAAGTCTTGAGTTGGGCTTGGAATTTAACCGCCCCCATACCGTAACCACTTCCAAGAATCGTGGTCTTGCCCACAAACCTCTGGTCTTTGGTAATGTCTTCCACTGCCGCATGATAAATAGCAGATGCCATGATTTTGTAAACATCTTTACCGTCCTTGAAAGCCTGTACTAAATCGTCCTGTCCAGCAAACCACGCCAGCACACGGGCCTCGATCTGGCTTGAGTCGCAGTCGATCATCACGTGCCCCTCGGGTGCAAGGATGGCCTTCTTGAGTTTGCCAGCGTTGTCGCCACGGCTTGGCAGGTTCTGCATGTTGAGTTTGTCCGCACCACCCCAGCGCCCAGTGTGCGCCGCATAGTAGGACAGCGGCACCGGCATGGCTCCGCGCCCTGCGATCCCCAGCAGCCTCTCGGTGCGGGTCTCCTCCAGTGTGGTCTTGTTGCCCAGCCTTGCAGCCACCAGCGTCTGAACCCGTACATCCGGGTGATCGGCCAGCGCCTTGAACGCCTCGTCGTTCTTGGCCAGCGCCAGTGCCTCCTTGCCCGTTGTTGGGGAAATCTTGGTGGGTGGTTCCACGCCCAGCCCCCGCAGCAGTTCGGCAAACTTCTGGTTGCTCATCAGGTCTTCGACCTTGGCCCCAGAATCCTCCAGCAGCTTGGCCTTGCGGCCCTTCACATCAGCAAGATGTTGGCCCAAGAGCGGTACATCAAGGCGGAGCACCGGCTCTGTAAACATGCGGATCGTTGCATCAATCAGCTTGAGTTCGACCTTCTGGAAACTGGGCAGCAGGTGCAGGAACAAGTCGTACGTCAGGGCCACGTCATTGCAGCAGTACTCACCATACCTAGCAAGTTGTTCTGGTGTGAAGTCTTTACGAAACTTATCCACAGCGTTCAAGACTTCCTCGCCCTTTTGACCCAGCTTGTAGTGCACCGCCAGCCGCTTGAGGCTGTTGCCCACTTCGGTGCCGTGGATGGCACGTGCCATGCTCAGGGTGTCAGCGATTGCCTTGGGCTTGATCCCAAAGTGCCAGTTGAGGATCGCCATGTCAAAGAGGGCGTTGTGCGCCAGCGCCATAGAGTTGGCCCAGTCGAATTGACGCAGCCACTCATCGGTCTCGCCCAGCGTTCCGCTGAACCACTCGGGCTGTCCATCACCCACCTGCACCGCCACGCCGATCACTTCAAAGCGCGGGTCACGCACGTACTCCTCGGTGGTCTGGGTCTTGAAACCCAAATCCTTGGAGGTGTACGCCGTCTCAAAGTCGATGGTCAGGATATTCATTCCTCTACCCTTTCATACGTTGCTTCAAAAATGTCAGGCTTGCAGGGGTACACCTCGCCGCTGACGCCCTTAATGATCCAGTCACCCATCCGTGCTTCCATGCGCCCCTCAAGCGTCTGAATAAACAGCTTCGGGTATTCCCCCGGCATCTCCACGATCTCCACTCTCCGCGACCCTTCGACTGCGAGACGCACAATGTCTTGGATGTACTTTTCTCCGGGGAGAAACTGCACGGCCTCAATGACCACCGGCTTTTTTCTAAATTTCATACCCACGTCTCATCTCCCGTCAGTTCCCCGAGTTTCTTTTTGTAGTGCCAGTACTTGCCCGAGTCGGGGCTGTCTTTCTTGCCCTGACGCATGGCGTACTTGATCATGTTGCCCTTGAGGTACCCACGGAATTCTTCGGGGGTGAGCAGTGACTGCATAACTTCCCACGGCTGCGGGTCCATCTCTTTGTAGTGGTTGCCGCCCACCTGCATGTCATCTGCGCCTGTGCCGTTGGCACCTGCGTATAGGTTGTGATCTCCGCTCATTTCAAACATTCCCAATATTTATAGTTCCACACGGCTTTGCCGCCCATAGATTCACAGGCTTCTTTGAATGCCTGCGTTGTTTGCTGATTCCTTGCTTCGACTTCTCGGAAGAAGCCCACGCCCGCCGCGATCAAACTGACCACGATGGCCGCTATAACACCAAAAAATACTGGCAGCTTCATTTCTTCTCCTGTGGCGCAAAGGTATCCACTGCGGGGCATCCGCGCTCCCAGCATGCTTCGTCCATGTGGGGCAACATATCTTGCAGGGTGTTGAGCATGTGATGCCGCATCAAATCCGTGTTGGTGTGATACAGCACCCCTTGGTTTATCAGCCTATCCAGAATGGGGGCAAGCTGTTCGTAGGTCAGTTGGCTCATCGCTCTCTCCTTAAAAATGCAGCCCAAAAAATGCTGCAAGGTGTGGCTCAAAGTCCTTCTTCTGAAAGACACCCATCTCTCCAGTGGGCAGGTACGATACACCAATCAGTTCGGGGTCGTTGGGCATCACCCACAGCATGTATTCCCCGATGTGTATGGAGACACGCATCTCTGTGTTGTGCGCCAGTTCGACCTTGGTGATTGACCCGCGAAACTGCCCGTCTTCAAATACTTCACCGATCATTTCCCCGCCTCCTCAATATCTTTGACGGCGCGGTACTGCGCCACCAGTTCATCGTAGTTGGGCACGATGCGTTGCAGGATGTAGTCGATCTGGTCAAGCATGTATCGCACCTCTTCCATCGCCGGGTCGGGTGGTAGTTCCCAGTTGTCTACGATGTTGGGGCGACTCCACCTCACCTTCCCCCCTCGTGGCGCAGTCAACGTAGTCGCTTCCAGCTTCTCTCTCAAAAGTTTTCCAAGGTCTTTGCTCATACTTCCCTCTGCGGTGCTTCGTTTGGTTGTGCGTTCGCTGCTTCGTACAAGTCACGCATGGCTTTGTACTGCGCGGCCAGTTCCGGGTGCACCTCGGTGACCCAGTGGTAGAAGCCCGACAACTGCTCGACCTTCCTCTCGGTGCGTTCAACTTTCGCCCGCAGGTTCTCGGAGACGCGAATCACCTGCCGCAACTGCTCGTATGCTTCTTCCGAACTTGGGAGACGCATAGCCCCACTGATTGCACTCCCTTCCGCTTTTTGAACCGCACCCATCATTGCTCTCGGGTCGTTCCATCCGTGGTCGTGTTGGTTTCGTGCCATGTTCATTGCCTGTTGGTTCAGGAGGTTGACGTGATTGGCGTGTGCTTGTATGTGCCGTGCTTGTTCCGCACGTAGCTTGGCTAGGTCCGCCGCCTGTTTGGCGTTCATCATGGCATCCAGCAGGTCGTCGTGGTCGCTCATCGCACACCTCCAAAAATCTGGTTGAGTTGTGAGTAGATGAATTTCGCGTCGTTGATATTGAGCGAGTATGTTGTACCGTTACTCGTTTGGATTGCGATGCTGATCGTTGTAGGCCCGACATCCAGTGCATGCGTGGCGTGGCGCTTTGCTGGCACAAGTGCTGTGATGCCTTCGGCTTTGACCTTCTCGGGCTTGGCTTTGGTTTTGACCTTGGCCTTGGGCTTTTGCTTGGGATTCAGTCGTGCCTTCTCACGGGCAACCTCACGCTCGGGTGCACTCAGTGCGTAGTAGGCAAAGGTGTTGCGCCCATACTTACCGTCCGGGTTGGGTCTCTCTTCGCGGCGAACAAAGTGCGCATCGAACATCCCCTTGAGTACGGCAGGGACGTATGTGATCGGGGTTCCGGGTAACTTGTCCCGCACGATCTTGCGCAGTTCCGTGCCTGTGACTCCGGGGTGGGCTTGGATGTACGCAAGCAGTTGTTCGGAAAGTTTGTGACTAGATGGTGTGTTCATGACGGTACCTTCGTGTGAATGATCTTGTTGCTTCCATTCGGCAAATGCCTCTTTGATCTTGTCTTCCATTACAGTTCCCATAGCAATCTCCTTACGTCTTCAATGTTGTCTTCGTTTACGACAATCGCTTTGCCGCCTTGTTGGTGGATTTGGTTGATGTTTTTGTCTTGCAGTGCGGTGGTCTTACCCTTTCCCGCCTTGCATTCCACGGCAAAAAACTTGCCGTTGTAGCACCCAACAATGTCGGGTACGCCCGATGCACCATAACCGCCGGTGACCGGGTAGAAGTAGTACGCACCAAACTCTTTGATAATGGCGACTACCTTGGTCTTGACCTTCTTCTCTGGTGTCAAAACGGTGCCTCTTCAGCTTGACTTAGATCGGGTGCGCGTTTTCTTGAGCGCCGCAATCCCTTCGGTATCACTATCTTGCCGTCCTTCCATGTCGGGAACGGCCATGTCGGATACGGCGTTTCCTTGCGCTTCTTCTCTTGCATGTGCTCTCTCCTTTCTCACTCGTAGCATTTGCTCTGCAACAGCGTGTGACCACTCTGCTACACGCCACGGGTCGTTGGGGCATTGTTCAAAATTAAACGCCCCCGTTGACTCCCTTGCTATCAAACCCATCATTGCCAGCCCTGCGTACAGGTCTAACAAGTTGCTCTCGTGTTCGGTCATTTGGCCTCCTCCCCCATCGTTGCTTTCATGCCCTCAAGCGCCTTCTGCTGATACTCAATTTGGGCTTGCGCGGATTTCCAAAACTTGACCAGTTCGTTTTGGCGAACAAGGCACAGCAACTCCAATACTTTTGCTGTCGGCTCAACACCGACCAGATTGCACATTTGTTCGTCAGTCATTTGGATACCTTCGCTCTGCTGTAAATGGTGAATTGTTTTCGGGGGTTGGTGCCACTTCCTGCCGTTTGGAGGGTGGATGCTTCGGACTGTTTCCAATCCCGGCTGGTGGTGATGCGGCTTCGCCCCTGCTTCCATTCGGTGAATGCGTTGTTCTCGCTCTTGATGATCTTCGTTCCGGGCCAGTAGTTCATTTGAAGTTCCTCACATACGTTGCAAAACTCTGTGCTGTGTCGCCGAATGGCATCTGCTCGATGGACTGAGCCAGTCGTTCTCTGAAGTCCTGCGCAGGCGCTGCCCCGTTCTTCTCGCGCAACTTGGCTTCGATGGCGTTGGCAAAGTCACGCAGCGATA